AGCATGGCAAGCAGTTAATTTCTGTCAACCTGCTTTTCAAGCTTGGTTAGATGAAGAAATTGCTGAACGTCGTATCATGTCACCTGTTTATTTTGAAAATATAGAAATGATAGCTGCATGGTCAAAGACTTCTTGGTCAGGCATGGGCAATGGTCAATTAGATCCAAAGAAAGAAACTGCAGCTGCTATTATGCGTATCAATAACAATCTTTCAACACATGAAAAAGAATACAATCAAATTCATGATGATGGTGATTGGAATGGTAATGTACATAAACGAAGAGATGAGAATGAATTAATTGATACATTAGACTTAAAACCAAATGCTACTACTAATGAATTAACAATGACAGAGGAAGAACCTGTAAATAAAGAAGATGGTTCTAATGATAATGATTCTGATAACAAGGATAATAAATGAGCATTGAATTACTTACACAAGCTATCGAAGGTAAATGGGCAATACTCCCAAGATCCTTAACAGCTATTTCAGAAATAATCCAAGATCATTCTAGAGTATTTGGTAGAGAAGTATTTCATCAAAATGAAACCTCTATACAATCAGCTATTGGTACAATGGGAAATCCTATAGAACGTACTAGTTTTTCTAATAAGTTTGGATCTGTTGGTATACTTACAGTTGATGGTCCAATAATACCTAGAACTGTTCACACAATTTCATCAGGTCCCAGTGCTTCACTAGAAGCTTTTTCACGTGAACTAAAAATGATGGATGAAGATCCTGAAATAAAAAACATTGTTATTTCTTTTGACAGTCCAGGTGGTTTTGTAACAGGAACATCTGAATTTTCAGATTTAATAAAAAGTTTAAATACACCAACAAGTGGTTTTGTATATGGATATGCTGCATCAGCTGCATATTGGATTGCATCATCTGTTGGAACATTACATGCCTCTAAAACTGCAGAGGTTGGATCTATTGGTACAGTAGCTTTATTTGAAGATCGTTCTAAACAATTAGAAAAAGCTGGTATACGTAGATTCGAAATTGTATCAAATCTCTCACCTAACAAACGTCTTGATGTAGAAACTGACGAAGGTAGAAAAGAGATGATAAAAATCTTAGATCAAATAACTGAAGCCTTTATAGCTGATGTTGCTATTGGAAGAAAAACAACTTCTGATAATGTCTTAAAAACATTTGGTCAAGGTAAGATGTTCATAGCATCTGAAGCAAAAGAATTAGGTATGATAGATAATATTACAACACTATCAAATTTAGTTCAAGATTTAAATTCCAATAACAATCAAATGGAGGGACTAATGTCCGACACTACAGACAAACCAAAAGCAATGACTGCTGATGAGTTTAAAGTTTCGAATCCTTCTGCTCATAATACAATTCATGAAGATGGATTTAAAGCCGGTGTTGCTTCAGAGCAGGAACGCATTCAAGGAATTGAAGCGATAACAGAAACTTACCCAGAAGCATCAGCATATATTCAGAAGAATAAATTTTCTGAAGGTATGACACCAGGTAAAATGGCTTTAGATATTATTAAAGCAAAAGATGAAATCGTAAAAGATGCTGCACTAGCACTCAAAACTGATGGTACAAAATTAACTGAAAAGTTAACACCTGTTCCTACAGCTACTGAAGAAGCTACACCAGAAGAAGCAACTGAGGATGATGCATCAGCATTAATTGCAATTGCAGTTCAGGCAGGATCTGATAAACATATGGAAATTCACGGTCAAAAAATGGAGAATAGATAATGGGTGATTCAGTAAGCGAAAGCAATTCAGTAGATAACCTACTTGCCGGTAGTGCAGTTGAAACTGTAACAGGAACAGAAATAGAATTAAAAGCTGATCAAGGTGCTTTATCCCGTGGACAACTTTTAGAAATTAATGATATTGATGGTAAACTTCAGGTTGTATCTGTAAGTTATACATCAACACCATCACTTTCAGTGTTAGCAGTTGATGTAGCAACATCAGTTTCAGCACAAGCATGTATCACATATGATACAGGTGAGTTTAATGAGGATGCAATTATCTTGGATGATCCAGATTCTCCATCACTTACTATTTCAGATGTCACAGCTGCATGTAGACAAGTAAACATTCACTTTAAAGACACTGGTAATAATGATCCAGTTAGTATTTAATATTAAATAAAAGGAAAATTATATGTCAGTAGATATGTATAAAACTCGTAATATGCTTGATGTTTTAAAGCAGATTCACATTCCAGGTGATTTCTTACTTAAAACATTTGTAACAGCAAAAAAATTCCATTCAACAAGAACAGTTGATATTGATATTGTTCGAATGGGAAAAAAGATGGCACCATTTGTATCACCAGTGGTTGAGGGTAAAGTAATTACCAAAAAAGGTTTTACTACAAAAACCCACACACTTCCATATATTAAAATCAAACGTCCATTTAGTCCTGAAGATGCGTTAGAACGTCTTCCAGGTTTAACAATGTATGAAAGCCAAACAGCTCAAGCGTACATTGCTAAAGAACTTGGTGAAACATTGAAAGAATTTGATGACATGATTTTTCGTAGAGAAGAGTACATGGCAGCAACAATGCTTCAAACAGGTAAAGTTATCGTTGAAGGTGATGGTCTTTCATATGAAATCGACGTTGGGATGGCAGCATCACATCTTCCAGTACTTTTAACAACTGATCGTTGGTCAGAGGCTACTGCTACAATCCAAGCAGATTTAAAAGCTTGGGGACTTAAAGTATACCGTGATTCTGGTTTAACAGCTACACGTGCTATTCTTGGTTCTGATGCAGCAGCAGCAATGTTATCAAATGATGCATTTATTGGTTCACTTGATACTCGTAGAGTTGATCGTGGTTTAATCGATATTTCAAAACTTGATAAAGGTGTAATTTATTATGGCTTTGATAAAGAATCTGGTTTAGATCTTTATGGTTATAATGAACAGTTCTTCGAAGAAGATGATACAGACGCATCTGATGGTACAGAATTGATTGACCCTAAGAAAGTAATTGTTGCCTCAACTCAATTACGTATGACCCAACACTATGGTCTTATCTCAGAGGTTAAAGTTAATTTTGTAGGTCCTCGTTATCCTAAAGTATGGGTTACAGAAGATCCTTCAGTTCAGTGGATTATGTTACAATCATCTCCTGCGGTTATTAATCACCAACCAGACGGTGTTGTTTGTGCAACAGTAATGTCATAACATATAAAGGGATATAATATGACTGAACAAATAAAAGTTGTAGCACTTCGCTCTGTGAAATATCAGGGCAAGTACTATGAACCAAAACAAACATTAGAAATACCTGAAGAGATGGCCATTAAATTAAGTAAGATGGATCCACCAGCTGTTCAGTTACCAATTGATTTAGAAGTACCTAAGGACGAAACTCCTGAAGGATCTTCTAATGATGAAGGTGGTAATGGTAATAATAATGATACTGATCCAATGACAAAGGAAGAAGTTGTTGAGTTATTTTCTGAAATCGATTTGATTGAAGAAGATCATGCTGAACAATTATTTGATCTTGGTATTGATTCAGTAGAAAAACTAAAAGCATGTACAGCAGAAAAGTTACAGGAAGTTAATGGATTTGGTCCATCAACTGCTGATAAACTTCTTGTTATACTTGAAGAAATAGAAGTAGAAGACGAGGAATAATATATGTCTGGACTTTACGTTAAGGGTAAAACTAATTTAGGTAAAAGCAACATTGATCTAATCAATGATAAATTGATTGCTGTCTTAGTTGACACATCACTATATACACTAGACCTTGATAACGATGAAGTCCAGGCAGATATACCAGAAGCTGCTATTATTTCTGAAAAAACTATTTCTGGTCAGTCGTGGGATGATGCCATTTTCGATGCCGATGATGTTATATATAATAATCTCACATCTGACCAAGAAGTAGGTGCTGTAATAATAATTAAGTATAATGAAGATTTAAATTTGTCATACTTAATTTATATGAATGATTCAGCACCAGAGTTTCCTATACAACCTGATGGAACTAATTTTACAGTTAATTGGGCTAACACAACAAACAAAATATTTAAACTATAATGATTTCAGTAAATCCACCATCGTATATAAATACAAGTGAATATGGTACTGTTACAACTACTATTGTTGGAATAGGTGTATTCAGACAATGTATGGAAGATGATTTAGAAGATATTATATTTAATGAAGATGAATTTGCAGAACCAGTTCAGTACACACATGTGACTGGTGAAGAAAGAGAATACATAGCAATAGTTGATGATCCAAATTATTCATCTAATGTTGGTACAAATATTGATATATCAACTAGAGAAATGTGTATTAGATTACAAGAATCTAAATTAGCTAGAAGACCTAATAATAAAGATGTAGTTATTGTAAGAGGTATAAGTTATAACATTATAGATCCAGACCCTGATGGTGTTGGAACAATAACATTGAAGTTACAAAAGGTTGGTGGATTTTGAATAAAAGAAATTTTTTCTTACAAAATATAAAACTGATCTTAGAAAAAAATAAAATAGATATTAAAAATATTGCTATTGATAGACCTTACCCAGCACTTTTGGATGATGTTCCAATTGTATGTATTTACTCCAGTGATGAAGACCATGAAAAAAGAAGTGGTGGAGGTGGTAACGAATACATAGTTGATACATACAGGAATCAATTTGATGTTAACATTGATATGATAATGGATAATGAAAAAGGTGCAGATTTTAAATTAAATGAAGTATGTAGTCAAATAGAAGATGCACTTAATACAGATATATTTTTTAAAGATATAACTGGTGAATCACAAGGTGATAATGAAGGTTTAAAACTTAAAGGTTCAAAACCTTATAATTTTGATGTTGGTGCAGAGAAATCGTATGCAGCAACTACACTTAGTATCAGTACGCAATATATTACTGATGCAATACCTAATAAAAGACTTGATGAGTTGGAAGGCTTTGATGGAGATATAAAAATTGGTGATGATTCTGATACACCGCCGATGGAAGTAGAAATAGATATTAATATATAATCAAGGAGAAACACATGTCAGGTGTACCACAGAATATTATCGTTCCATTTATTGGAATTGAATTTGATTCGTCTGGTGCGTTTTCTGGTCCTTCAACATTACCTTTCAAGGTTCTTGTTATGGGACATCAGGATTCAGTAGACGGAATACTAGTAGATGATACTCCAACACTAATTCTTAATGCAGATGATGCTGCATTGAAATGTGGTGTCGGGTCTCAACTACACCAATCTTTAAAACGATGGTTTGCTAGAAATGCATTTACAGAAGTTTATGCAGTAGCAGTTCCAGAAGCATCTGGATCCGCAGCAACCTATACATACACAATAACTGGAACAGCAACTGAGTCTGGAACATTACCTATCATGATTGATGGTAAACAAGTATCTGTTGGTATAGTAATTGATGAAGATGCAGATGCAGCAGCAGCAGGATTATCTGCAGCAATTAATGATGTTAATGATCAAACAACATTTACATCAGCAGAAGATACTGGTGTGATTACACTCACAGCAAATTATGTTGGTGCACTTGGTGATGATCATGATGTACGTGATACATACTTTGATACAGATGCAATCCCAGCTGGATTATCAGTTGTAGTTGCAGCCGTTGCAGGTGCAGGTGATGCTGATATTACAGATTCAATTGCTGGTATGGTTAATCAATGGTATAATATTATTGTATGTCCTTTCCAAGATGCGACTAATTTAAATCTTATGGAAACTGAAATGGCTCGTAGATTCGGTCCAACAGTTCAACAAGATGGTATTGTTTATATTGGGTATAATGATACAGCAGCTAATACAATTACATTCTCAACAAACTCTTTGAGAAATTCTCAATCAGTTTCTGTTGTTGATGCTTATAAATATACAGAGCATTATATGTATGTTGCAACTTATGTTGCTGCTGAATGTGCTAAATCTGTTCAAGGTGATATTGGTCAACCATTACATAGAATCACAATTGATAGTCTATTACCTCCAGTGGCTGTAGATCGACATGATATTACAACATTAAATACTTTAACAGTAAATGGTGTTTGTACATTAGATCCTCATGCATCAGGTGGACCACAGACTTTTGGTATGGTAACAATGTATCTTAAGAATTCTGCTGGTGTTAACGATATTGCATACCAATATCAAACAACTATGTTTATCTTAATGTTCTTAAGATATGATACCATTGTAAGACTTGGTACAAAATATGCACGTGCACGTCTTGCAGATGATGCAAGTAGAATACGTGCTGGTATACAAGTACTAACACCTGTTAAAGCTAAAGCAGAATTTATTGCTCTTGCACGTGAATGGGAAGAAGCAGGACTTGTTGAAAATATTGATCAATTTAAAAAGGACCTTGTTGTACAAAGAAGTTCAACTAATCCTAATAGATTAGATTTTATACAATTTCCTGATCTTGTAAACCAAAACATCGTTAATTCCGGTGTTAATAAATTTTTGTTACAATAGGAGATAACAATGGCTGATGATAATACAAACAGACGTTCAGGTACGATTTCACTTGATATTGATGGTGAAACAATAGAACTAAATGGTGAATTCACATACAATCTCGGTGGTAAAAAACGAACTGCAAAGGTCGGACCAAAGAAAGTATACGGATATAAAGAAGAACAGATGATTCCAAAGATTGAAGGAGAAATTCTTGATTCTAGTCAATTGGATGTTAAAGCAAAACTTCTTGATATTTCAAACTCAACAATCACTCTTGAATTAGCAAATGGAAAAATCTTCATTTTGCGAAATGCTTGGTGGGGTGCTGATGGAGACATTGGTACAGCTGAGGCAAATATTCAAGCAGTATTCGAAGGTATTGAGGGTGAAGAAATTCTACCTTAAAACTTATATAGTATGGTTGGGGTTGGGAGTTACCCGGCCGCCATACTATGTATATCACAAATAAACAATCATAACATATAGGGATATATTATGGAAAATGAAGAAGACAAAAAAAGAGTTTACTCTCTTGAAGAAATAAATGCATTCGTAGAAGATGAAACTCTACGCCTACCTATCAGTCTTAAACTTGAAAAACCTTTTGAGTTTGGATCTGAATCATTAGAATACATTACAATTACAAGAGAACCTTTAGCGGGTGATATCGGTTCATTACCAGTGTCTGGCCAGTTAGTAGGTGATATGTATGGTGTTCTAGCAAAAATTACAAACTGGCCATTACCAAAAATTAAAAAACTAAGGATGAAAGATTATAAAAATCTATCTTCAATACTTAAATATTTTTTGGACGATTCGGACGACGATGGAGAATAAATCTAGCTGAGTTTGCACATACATTTCATTGGCAGCCGTCCGAATTAAAAAAATTAAATGCCAGTGAAATAAAATTCTATTCTGGAATAGTTACTCAAATAGTACAGAAACAAAAATAAACTTAAACCTCTGAGATATTTTAATGCCTACACTTAAACCTGTTAAAATTATAATTGCTGGTGAAGATAGATTTTCTAGGAAATTTAATAAGCAATTTAGAACTTTACAAAAGTTTGGTTCAGGTATGAATAGTATGGGTAAGAAAATGTCTCTTGGTTTAACTGTTCCTATTGTACTTGCTGGAATAGCAATAACAAAAACAGCAGCTAAGTTTGAATCAAGTCTAAATAAAGTTGAAGCTTTAACTGGTGCCACTGGTGATCAGATGAAACAACTTGGATCTTTGGCAAAAGATCTAGGATTACAAACCAGATTCTCAGCAACAGAGGCTGCAGAGGCTATGTCATTTCTTGGTATGGCTGGTTGGGAAGTTAATGAAATACTTGCAGGTACACCAGCATTATTAGATCTTGCAGCAGCTTCATCTATTGATTTAGCAAGAGCAGCAGATATTGCTTCTAATATTATGGGTGCATTTGAAATGGAGGCAACTCAAGTTAGTGAGATTGCAGATATTCTTGCAGCTACAACAGCTTCAGCAAATGTTGATATGGAAATGTTAGCTGAAACAATGAAATATGCTGGACCAATAGCACATAAGTTTGGTGTATCTTTAAATGACACAGCAGCAGCAGCAGGATTTTTAGGTAATCTTGGTATACAAGGGTCAATGGCAGGTACTGCTCTACGAACAATGTTTGTTAATTTAGCAGCACCTACTTCAGCTGCTTCAAAAGCTTTATCTAAAGTTGGTGTAAGTGTTACTGATTCAAAGGGTAACCTGAGAGACTTTAAAGATATTCTAGTTGACTTCTCAAAAGTTTTACCTACAATATCTGATGTAAAACAAATATCTATGCTAAAAGATATTTTTGGAAAAAGAGCAATTAGTGCATCAGCTGCTATTATTTCTAATATTGCAACTGGTAAAAAAGGTTTTATGACTTTAGCAAAGAACCTAGCTAACGTATCTGGTCGTGCAAAAGAAATGGCTGACATAATGAACAAAGGTGCAACTGGTGCATATAGAAGATTTAAAGCTTCATTAGAAGGTTTATCAATTGCATTTGGTGAATCTGGTTTACTTGATTCAGTTACAAGAGTACTAAATAAGTTAGCTGGATTCTTTAAATACATTTCTAATCTATCACCAATGACACTTAGACTTATAACAGTTTTTGGGATGTTCGCAGCATCACTTGGTCCAGTACTTGCAGTTGTAGGTGCAACAGTTTCAGGTATTGCAAGCATGATGCTTGTTGTAGGAGCAGCTGGTGGTGTGATGGCTGTGATAGCTTCACCTATTGCAATTGGTGTAGCAGCATTTCTTGGATTCATAGCAACAGTAGCAAGTGTGATAAGTATTTCAAAAAATCTAGATACATGGTGGGGAAAACTTGGATTATCATGGATAACACTTTTAAATCCTGCTATTGGATTTACAGTATATCTAATGTCTCTATGGGATAGATTATTACCATATTTTAAATTATTTAATGCAGGGTTTGAAAGTGCATTTGAAGATCTTGACTATGGACCAATTGGTGATTTTTTTAGATGGATTGGCTCATGGATAAATTACCTACTCGATAAAGTTTTAGAATTATCAGACTCATTAATATTTGGTTCATTATCAAAAATTGCTACCATGATATTTACATCAGATGAATTAGAAAAAGCTGGGTTTGATAAAGAAGGTAAACAGTTTAGAGGTGAAGGACCAACTGAGCATGTACTACGTGATTTACCAGGACAAAAACAAGAACAAGAAATAAGAATCGTATTTGACAATCTTCCAGGTTTTGCATCAGTGATTGAACCTAAAACTGGTGTTGGTACTGTACTAATAGATAAAGGTTCTTCAATAGAAGATGGTGCATTATAATGTCTAGTAAATGGTTAGAGAAATATAGAGAAGGTTCATATCGTAGTGCACGATTTTTTATGGATGGCCATAGTATGAAGTTTGGTCGTGGTAAAGCACGTAGTACATGCTCAGTTGGTCATTCACCTCTAAGCTGTTTACCTTCTTTATCAAACCCAGCTTTTTCTAATTCATCTGATGTAAATATCATGGTAGCAATTTTTGATAATGAACCAAATATTAAGGATGGTTAAGTTTAAAATATCTGCCATTCAAGATTCTGAACAAATATTAACTAGAACTATTGCTGATACTCAAGCAAATATAGCATCAGTAAAAACACCTTTTTTAGAATCTGTTCTAGAGTTCTTTAACGATGCATATCAATTTACACAAGGACCTTTAGCAGTAGTTAATAAACTTATTAATACAGTTGATGATGGAATTAATATTATAAACACAGCTAAGAAATCTGTTCAAGCTGTAGCATCATACCAACAATCACTTAATAGAATGTTGGACAGATCAGACCAGTTAGTATTTAGTGCTAGTGATTTGGGAAATGAATTTAATAATCTAGTTGGGTTTGGTACAGATGTATTTGACCCAGGCTCTGGATCTACAGCAGGTGAAGAAAGTCCTGCATTATTAGATGCTGAAACACAATTACTAGAATTACAAAATTCTGCAGATGATAATTTGATTAAGGTAGATCTTGATGACCCTAATACAATAATACAAAGTTTTAATTTACTTACATCTGTAGGTTACTTAGGAGGTTTATTTGCCAATGTAGAATATGAATCAAAAAATCAAGCAGATGAACTAGCAAATATTTTATATGGATACATTGACTTTATAATTAGTGATGATAATCTTCCAACTGATTTAAAAGGTTTAGCCAATGATTTAAGAAGTGCAATATTTACAGATGTAAGTACAAGAACAAGTGGATTAGGTTCAGTGTATGAATATAAAATAAGTGATGAATCAGTACCATCTTTAGTTGTGTCAAATTCTATCTATGGCGATATAGAACAAGAGCAAGATATAATTGATAGAAACAAAATTCAAATCCCATTTTTCACCAGTGACACCGTAAGTGTTGTGGTACCGGATGAATGATGAATTCTCCATAGTTATTGATAATGAAAAAATAACTGGGTTTGAAGATTTTACAGTATCACGTACTCTTGATACTATGGTTGGAGATTTTGATATACGATTAACCAATCTTGATGATGAAGCTGTTGTTGTATTACAACCTCAATCTATATGTGAAATATTTATAGGTGATAAACAATTACTTAAAGGTAAGATATACGTTGTTAATGAAAGTGAAGCTAAGAACAATACTAGTTTAACAATAGTAGGTAGAGATATCACAGCAGACTTAGTTGATTGTTCAGCTATAAGAAAAAATACTTATTGGAAGAAAACAGAACTTGTTCAAATAATTAAAGATCTTGTTAAGCCATTTGACATAGTTATTGAATCAAATGTAACTGGTAAAAAGTTTAATGTATTTTCTATTCAAGTTGGTGAAACAGTAGCTACAACAATACAGAGAGCTTGTAGACAAAAAGGGATGATAGCATTTACAAACAATAAAGGTCAACTAGAAATAAGGGAATTTTCAGATAGTGCTAATATACCAGCTGATGGTAATTTTACATATGCTCAAAACATTAAAACATTTCAAAAGACAACTAATATTACACAGCAGTATTCTATAATTTATTTAAAAGGTCAAAATCCTGAAAGTGGTAAAGCATGGACAAGAGCACAATTACAACAATCTGTTTCTGCTTCAGATGAAAATATAAAATTACACAGACCTCTTGTTATTATTAATG